CCACGACTAAAATCTCCCACCCTCCCTGAAACCAGTAAGGGCCAAAGTGGCAACATTTTACGTTGCCCGCAGCGAGATTATCACGCCACTTCCGTGGCTCACTTTTGCACTGCCGTTCTCAGCACCGTTGGCAGCGGCAACGGTGCAGGCGTCCTCGTGAGGCGGACCGGCGTTTACGGGTGGTCCGGCGTCTGCGTCAAAAGTCTCGCAAGCCCCAAGAGTTTCCACATCCGGATCGCATGCAGGGTCGGGAACCATTGATGGGTATTCGCCAGCATCAGCATCAGCGCCCGCAGCGGCCAAATCACTTGCCCGTACGGGTTCTGGGTTCGCATTCCCGGCGGCGGGATCTGCTGCAAACGCCTCGCCTGCGATATCTGCGGTGGTTTCGCCACCTTCTGCATCGCCTGCGGCCGTGTCCCGACCGTCTGCCGCAGCCTCGACCAGCCTTGGCGGTGCATTGCGGAACCGCCCCACATCAAACCGCGCCGCGATCCGGAGCGGCTCGTCAATCCGGTCAACAAAGCCAAAATCAAGCGCATCCTTGGCATCAAGCCAGGTCTCAGCCGCCATCAGCAGCGCTATTTCTTCCGGCGGGCGGCCAGATTTGGCGACATAGCCTTGCAGCAGGCTGCCCTTCATCTTGTCGAGCGCCTCGGCCATCGCCCGCATATCCTCAGCCGTACCCATGACAATTCCCGAAGGGTCGTGGATCATCAGAAAGGCGTTTTCTGGCATGACGACCTCGTCGCCCGCCATCGCAATGTAGGAGGCAGCCGAAGCCGCAATGCCGTCAATCCAGACTGTGACAGCGCCGGAGTGGCGCTTGATCGCATTGTAGATCGCAACCGCATCAAACACCGAGCCGCCTGGACTGTTAATCCGCAAGGCCAGCGGCGTGGCATCCGGCAATGCGCTAAGTTCTGCCAAAAACCCCTTGGCTGAGACGCCATAGGCCCCGATTTCGTCATAGATCAGCACCTCCGCGCCCACCGCTTGGGTTTGGGCCCGGATCGTGTACCAGCTGTTCATGCGCTTACGCTCCTTGTTGTGTGTCAGCCCCGGACCCGCCGGTGTCCGGCAGGGTTTGCGGTGTTGCCCGCGCGCCTTGCGTCTCGCCAGGGCTGGTGCGGTACTGCAGACCCATGTCCGCGGCGCGCTTGGCGTCCGTTGCGTTTTCGCGGTCGATTTCCTCGACGTCGTAGCCCGTGGCCTCGACAACCTTGCGGCGCGAGACAATCCCAGCCTCCATCGCCAGCACCTGCGCCTGGATGTCCTTCAGCGGATCAACCCAATCCCAGCGTGGTGGGATCCAATTCACCGCGCGATACCGCGCAGGCGAGCCTGCATAGTCTGGCAAGTTCAAGGCACCCGACAGCACCGCCGTTTCCAACCAGCGCGCCCAAACCCTGCGGCAAAGCTGATGTGCAACAACACCATGCTGCAACTGTTCAACCCTTCGGCGAAACTCGACCAATTCAGCGCGCAGGCTGGAATAGTTGGCTTGGCGCACGTCACCCGTGACCAGATGATAGGGCAGACCCAGCGAGGCCGAGACCGACAGCAGTGTCCGGTATTGAAACGCTTCATAGCCACCACCAACATCGGCGGGGCTGGAGAACTTCACATCTTCCCCCGGTAGCAGTACCTGCAACGTGCCGGGCTCCAAACTGACCGTCGCGCCACTGGCATCAGTGGCCTCAATCTCGCCCATCAGCTGTTCTTCTGGTGCGGTCTTGGTGATGAAGCCCGCGAACATCGCCGCCGTCTTTTTGCGGTCAAGCTCGGCGTCATCATATTGGTCGAGCAGAAACAGCCGCACCATCGCAGGCACCATGTGCGGCAAACCCCGGATTTGGCCCGCATCAATGGGGCGGTAGATGTGCAGGACATCTTCGGCCGGAACACGGGCCGTCTCGGGTAACATGGCTCTTTGATCTGTGCTGTCGCCGGGATGGCGGCGCCGGAAGTGATACGCCACCCGCCGTCCGATCAGGTCAAACTCAATTCCACAGCGGATTGGGTTGCCATTGGTGGCGGTCTCGGTTTTATCAAAAGGTAGCATCTCTGACTGCAATAGCTGCAGCTGGATCGGCACCAGCAGGCCATCCTCGGACCGGCGTGGGCGCATCCGCACAAAGCATTCGCCCGCGACGAACATCTCGCGCGCCACCATCGCCTGCAACCCGTAGAAGTCGGTCAGCCCGTCAGCATCCGCCTCATCGGTCCAGGCAAGCCAGAGCCGCTGCACCTGATCGCGCAAGGCCGGATCCTCAATCAGCGATGACGGCTTGATACCGTCGCCCACCAGGTTCGACGCAAAAGCCTCACAGGCATTTGCCGCATAGCCATTGGTCACCACCAGCTCGCGCGACCGCGCCAGCAGACGCGGACCGCCCGAAGCGACCAGCGAGTTGATATTCTCCAAGGGCGGTTGCCAGCCCCGCAAGCGCCGTTGCGACATCGCCCCTTCCAGTCGCGCACGCACGTCTTTTGGGCCGCCGGTTTCCCGGCGGCGAAAGGCATCGAGCCAGCCCATGCGTCACAGCCCTTTGCTGGTGATCACGCGCACCTGCCGGATGATTTTACGCCCTTCAGCTGTCGCGATTTCGCGGTCCAGCACCTCGATGGCCCGGTCGATCTCGGCGATGCTGCGGTAATCGACGGTTTTGCCGTCGTAACTCACGCGGGCCACGCCAGAGGATCGCTGCGCCGCGAGGGCGTCACGGCGGGTTTTAAGATCGGTGATTGTCGGCATGTTTACCTCATGTAACTTGATGGCATCGAGCGCCGTCGCGCCGGACTGCGCACGGCACGAATAGATCCGGCTGCGGGCTTATCTTGTGACCCGTCACCGTTGCTGTCCCCGGCTACCTGCGCCTCCAGATCGACCCAGCGCGCCTCGGACCAGCGATCTGCCCCGACAATCCAGGCGGCGGCGCGGGCGTAGACCCGGCAATCCAGCGCCTCGTTGCGTTCACGCAGCTTTTGCCATTCAAGCCGGGCAAACCCGCGTTTGGTGCGTACCGTGACCAATTCCTCGGCCACCAGCTGCTTGAGCCATTCGCTTTCCACCCACTCCGGCAGATGCACCGTGCCGGGCGGGTGCGTTACCCCCTCGGCAAGTTCTTCCTTCGTCGGGCGCGGCAGGCCGAGATGGCGGTAGGTCTCCGCCTTGAAAGTGGAGACCGCCACGGTCCAAAGCCGAGCACCCCGGCGCAGGCGTTTGCCCGCGTCGGTCACATCGACATAAGTCGGGCCCGACACCGGGCTGGAACGGTTGAACCCTTCGACGCCTTTGACCGGTGCGACCTGCGCCACCCCTTGCCGCCGCGACCAGCCATAAACGGCCGGAGCCTCATAGCCGGTATCAATGGCGAGCTTGGCCAGCCGCAACTGCGGACCGTTTTGGTGGATCCAAGTTCGGTCCAGTAGCTTTGTCAGCTCCGACCACGCACCCTGATGGTCGGGGCCGCCCTCAATCACGATGTGATCGACCAGCCAGCTTGTGCCGCCCCGGCCCCAGGCCCAGACGTCGACCTCGATCCGGTCCTTCTGCACATCGGCCCCGGCGGTCAGGAACAGCCCGCCTGCAGGCACAATGCCCGGCTTCCACGCCTCACGGCGATCATAGAGCCGCGACCAGTCCGGCGCTTCGCCGGTTTCCACCCATGTTTCGCCAAGGATCGTGTTCTTGAAGGCCCGGATCGCCTCGTCTGAGCCTTGTGCTGCCTCCCATGCCCGCACGATCCGCTCCCAGCTGAGCCAGCCGATCGGCGAATAAAGCGCCGAAAGGTGATAGCCGACGGTGCCGGGATCGGCGGCGACAGCAGTTGCCCGCCATTCGCCCGCTTCCAACAGTGCCGTCTTGTGATGTTCCGCGATGGCGCGATCGCAGCCCTCGCAATGGTATGCCGCCGCCTCGGGCCGCCCCTTGTCCCAGCGCAGCCGCTCGAACTTCAGCCACTGGAACTGGCTGCAATGCGGGCATGGCACGAAGAACCGGCGCTGATCGCTGGCCTCATATTCCCGTTCGATCCGGCTCAGCCCCCGGATCGTCGGGGTCGAGACCAAGAAGATCTTGCGCCGGTGTGCGAAGGTCAGTGACCGCGCCTCGGCTAAGCTGACCGGGTCGCCTTCCTCGTCGGCCGAGGCGGGATAAGCATCAACCTCATCAAGGAAAATGTAGCGCGCCGGTGTCGAGCGCAGACCCACGGCCGAATTGGCCCCGGTCATGATCAGGATGCCGCCCGCGAATTCCTTCGACAGCATCGTGTTGCCCGCATCACGTGAACGCGCGGGTTTGACCCGTTCGCGCAACTCCGGGCTTTCCTCGATCAGCGGATCAATGCGCTGGCGCGAATTGCGTTTCGCTAGTTCCACCGTTGGCTGCACCGCCAGCATCGGCCCCGGTGCCTGGTGGATGGCAAACCCGATCCAGTTGTTCCCGGCTTCAGTCGCGCCGACCTGTGCGGCCTTCATGAACACGATCCGCTGGACAGCGGAACTCGGCGACAGCGCGTCCATGATCTCGCGCATGTAGGGCGTGCGCGCCGTGCGATAGCGCCCCGGCTCGGCGCTGGCCCGCGATCCCAGCATGCGGTGCGTATCGGCCCATTCCGACACCGTCAGATCGGCGTCCGGCCGGAGGCCCCGGCCCCAAGCCCGCAGCAGTTGGTCGGCACCGCCAAAGGGCTCGGACTCAACGAAGGTCGATGCGGACCTCGGCGAGGCTGTCGAGTTGGGCACGGACATGGGCTTCCAGCACCTTCTGCATCATGACGGGCTCCAGACTTCCCTGATCCGCAATCATCACCCCCAATTCTGACGCCATCAGCGCCGCTGCGCGCGCAGGCCAGGTCACCCAGGCGTCGCGTTCTTCCCGCGCCAGCCGGAACACCAGCCCCACCGCGCGGTCGCGGTCGATCAGCTCACCCTTTAGTTTGGCCAGCTTCAGCTTGCGCTCCTGCGCCTTCAGCACCTCGTTGGCGGTCT